GTTTGGATTTCGTTTAGGCAATCCCAAAAACGGTTGGTCTAACCCAGGCTATGTTGCCATGTACCCAGACGGAGACGAGTTGCCTATCTATAGTCGTGATGCTGAACTGTTTATAGGTACCTTCGCTGATGCAGAAACCTGGCTTGCTGGTTGGGAACGTGCCCTAGCCTACGATGATATGCTACGTTTGACTAATGATAAAAAGCGAGCTATCGCAGAAGCAAAAGAAGTTGAACGGCAACGTATCGCAGAGGAAAAAGCCAATCAACGAAAGACGTTTGCTATTCTGGCAGACAAAACTGAAACAGAAGTTGAAGAACTTGAAAGGAAGCGTAAATGAAAAACCTAGCATTGGAAATTGCAGGCCGTGTTGCGTACTTTGGACTCGGCTTTGTGACTTGTTTTTATCTTTTTGTTAAAGGTGTTCTATGAGTTGGGTACTAGTTCTTTTTGTACACGCAGGTATGCTGAGTGATAAAGATAGTATGGCATTGACTACGGTTACTGGTTTTAAGTCAGAAGCCGCTTGTCAGGCCGCTGGCAAATCCAGCGAGCCGCTGGCCAAACGAACTACTAAAGAAGTAAAATTTGTTTGCCTGAAGCAAGAATGATTGATGTAATCGCCACAATGTGCTTACCCTGCGGCGGCACTGCCTACTGGGACGATCGTTCGGGTATAAGTTATGTTTGTGAATGTGGCGCCGTTGTGGGTAGTATTGGCATGCCACAGTCCTGCAAAGACGAAGCAGACAAGTGGGAGAATTGGGAAAAGTTAGGTGGCAAGGGCTGGGATTATTTTGCTGAGCCCGAGGAACAAATTAAATAATTGTATGAGTAACGATACAGCAAAGTTTATAAATTCACGGCGCCGACATAAAACAGATGTGGCAATTGCTAGGCAAGTAAGAATTGCCCGGCAACACGGATTAGGTACCAATGATAGACATATCAAAGAGCCGCACCGACACGCCAAACATCACGCTATGGATTGTGGACAACCTGGATGTATGCTATGCGGTAACCCTCGACGAAACACTGCATACAAGTCTGAAAGACTAACTGCACAGGAACGTAGACTATTTCAAGACGTAGAGCGAACCACAGATCGTCATGGAAACGGTTTGTCCCCAACAGACGAATAAAGTTTCATTACAGCCATTTTTCTCTAGCTCCTAGGCTGTAATTTTTGCCCCCAGTGGAAACATTGGGGGCTTTTTCTTTGACTTTTGTTTCGGCAATATGCTATTATTACATCATGAAGAAATTCAACACCGTAGAAGATTACTTAGAAGTCATAGCAGGGTACAGAGATATTGTCAGTGGCAATAGATCCAGTAACTGGTTCCTTGGGTTCGAGCCTATTATCAGTCTGGCAAGATACGACACTGACGTACTCGATTCAATGAGCCAAAGCGCAATCAACGGACAAGCACTAACTGAGCGACAAGGCGAGCTGGCCTGTAAAATTATTCTCAAGTATCAACGCCAGCTTGCAGCCAAATATGTTGACGTAAGTCCTGTGGAAAAGCCGGTGTGGCGCCAACCTTTACGTAAAATGGATTATTCTAAGCGACTGTATTTGCAAGACGATAGCTTGTTTTTGAGATTCCCATACGATAGTAAACTCATTGAGAGCGTTCGTTCATTCAAGTCTACTAGTCAAGGATCTTGTGAATTCTCGATGGAATCCAAGGTGTGGAAATTAGGATTAACTGAATACAACTTAAATTGGGCACACAGTTGGGCACATCAACACGGATTTGAAGTTGATCCAGCAATAACAGATCTGTTTAATAAGATAGTAGAAACTGAAGGCACCGAGTACAAAATTGAATTGGTATGCAACGACACTGGACTAGACATTACCAATTGTCCCGCAAGTCTACGTTCGTATATCCAAGATCATCAAGGAGGGTTCGGATTCGATAATCTTTTGCGTTTAGTTGACTCGTCGGCAGAACTGGGATTCACTATTGAAGAAGATCTACAGCAGGCATTGTTACAAGAATACGGGCCAAGATTCCTTCGTATTGCCACCAATAGAGAAATGCGTATTGTGCCCGCAAGTCGCACTGCGGTAGATGATCTTGCAAGTGTGCTGGAATATGCAATTCGCACTGATCGGTGTCCGGTTGTGATTTATGAGCCAGACCTAAGTGGGAAGATGCTAAATAGATTACAATCGCTGTACCCACCCGAGATGATTATGGTAACCGGCAACAGTCGAGTTGACTCTGTTGCCGAAGGTATAAAGTTTATTCACACTATCAAGCCTTTACGTGCTTTACCCGACATTCCTTTGTTAGTAAGTGGTGCTGGTATGGTATTTGGTGGCGACAAGCAAACCATGATTCAATGTGCCAGAAAGATTGTATACGTGGCAGCAGAAGTTTATAATAAATCACAAAGCAAATCGACTAAGGTTATCAAAATTGCAAGCTAAACTGATTATTCGAGACGAAGTGAATGTCAAGATCGAAGGTCTCGATGTTTCTACAAGAAAAAAACTAGTAGACAAGTTCAAGTATGAGATCCCGGGAGCACGGTATTTGCCCGCAGTTAGGCTTGGTCGGTGGGATGGCAAAGTAAGTTATTTTAGTCTCGGTGGTAGCAGTTACATCAACTTGCTGCCTGAAATACTGCCATTCCTAGACGGGGAAGGCTACGACATTGAACTAGACGATGTGCGTGAGTACAGCAATCGAGTAGAGTTTGATGAGTTTAGAGAAGATACCTTTGCCCACAAGACTTGGCCAGTGGGCCATCCTGATGCTGGTAATCCTATTATGTTCCGGGATTACCAAGTTGAGATTATAAACAACTTTTTCCAAAATCCTCAAAGTGTGCAAGAGATTGCCACAGGCGCAGGTAAAACCATTATGACTGCGGCATTGAGTTTGAGTGCTGAAAAGTACGGACGCAGTATTGTTATTGTGCCCAACAAGAGCTTGGTCACACAAACAGAAGCAGACTACCGCAACCTAGGTCTAGATGTAGGTGTGTACTTCGGAGACCGCAAGGAGTGGGGCAAGCAACATACAATTTGTACTTGGCAATCATTAAATGTTCTGTTAAAGGCCACGCAAGAAGGCACAGCAGAATGCACTATTGGTGAATTTATTGAAGACGTTGCACTAGTAATGGTAGATGAAGTACATATGGCCAAAGCTGATGCACTCAAGACTCTACTAACAAGTGTGTTTGCCCGGGTGCCAATCCGTTGGGGACTCACAGGAACCATTCCCAAAGAAGATTATGCGGCTGTGAGCATCTTCTGTAGCCTAGGTCCTGTTGTGGGCAAACTAAGTGCAAGTGAACTACAAGACGCAGGGCACCTAGCACAGTGCCATGTTAACATTGTACAGCTACAAGACCACGTGGAGTACAAAGACTATCAAAGCGAACTAAAGTATCTAACCACAACAGTGGAACGTGTGGCATACCTTGCTAAACTAGTAGATAAGATCAAAGAAGGTGGCAACACGCTGGTGTTAGTTGACCGTATCGAAACAGGAAAGATCCTGCAAGCAGAATTAAGTACGCTGTTTAGTCTCCTTAAAGATAAACCCGATGTAGCGTTTGTTAGTGGATCAACAAAGGCCTCAGACCGCAAGGAAGAATACGATGAAGTTGCTACAGCGACCAACAAAATTATTATTGCTACATACGGTGTGGCTGCGGTTGGTATTAACATTCCTAGGATCTTTAATCTCGTTCTTGTTGAGCCTGGGAAGAGTTTCGTTCGCGTTATCCAATCAATTGGTCGTGGTATCCGCAAGGCTGAGGACAAAGATTTCGTACAAATCTGGGATGTTACGTCGACCTGCAAATTCGCAAAAAGACATTTAACTAAACGCAAAGCGTTTTATAAGGAAGCCAACTATCCATTCGCCGTTGAAAAGGTTGACTGGAAATAACATATGAGAATATTAACTTTAGAAAATACTGCATACGATCTCAATGAGATCCCAGATGAAATTGAGGACTTGAGATTTGCTGTTCTAGACAACAGCGATCCCAAGAATCCCGATTACTTTTACATTCCCTTAATCTTTTTAGAATCATTTAATGCACCAGCACTGGTTCTTAAGATTGGTGATAGCGTAATTAAGATGCCAGTGGATTGGCAAATACTAATTGGAGAACACGACCTCGGAGATCTTGAAGTGGTACCATTGACCAGCATCAATGATCGCGGGTTTAGTGTATACTGCTTTAACCCGCTCTCGAGCTTTAAGCCCGAGTTCAAGGGCGTTGAAATCATGGACATCTATCAAGATGTTAAATGGTACTTTCCCAAACTCAAGCCCGGACAGATGTTGGCCGTGCCATTGGAAAGTGGGGTCGATAAACCCCTGTGTGCTTATTTCGTAAAAGATATCAGCAGACAAAGTGAAATAGTTGACTACTCAAAATGTTGGTGATAATATGCTAAAATATGATGAACATAATATTGGCGGGGAAATTGTCAAAGACAATGAAACCTATTTGCTCAAAGACAACAAGACATTAAAAAATCTTGTTTTGTCTAGTACTTGCTTGTATAGAGGACAAATGACACGTGGCCACAGCCATGCTGGCCAAGAGGAGGTTTATTTCTTTGTACAAGGCACAGGTATGATGATGGTCGATGAAGAAAAATTTCGTGTTGCCCAAGGCGACATTGTGCTTATTCCCGACGGCGCATTCCACCGTGTAATTAACGATGGCGAAATGAACTTGGTATTTAACTGCGTTTTTGACGGTAAGAGGAACCACTGATGGGCAAGCTCAAGCCTGGTGCCACATACGTTTACGAGCGCGAAGACAATCGTATATATGCTCGTGAAATGGGCAGTACAGAACGAGAGTTGGTTGGCTGGTCCGACACCAGTAGTGTGGCTACAAAAGAGTACCGCAGCCAAATGAACCAAGTGCTGACCATGTGCGAAACAGATCCGGTGATGAAGGATTTGCTGGATCAGTTGTTTGTGTTGTATAATCTAAAACGTAAGCACAACGAAGAGGTACTATGGCATCCGGTGTAAGCGATAAACTAAACATTGGTTACGAAATGGCCATGTTCGACACAAAGAACAGGCAGTTTTTCGATGATCTCAGCGAAGAAGAACGCAAAAAGTTTAGTCCCTACTTAATGATCCGATGGGGCAGTACTGTAGAGGGCAGCTCTGACATGCAGGCCTACTACTTGATGAGCGTAAACGAACGTCTTAACAAGAACTTTTTTGATATCAGCACAAGCAGTCACAAAAAGCTACAATGGTTGCTGGCCACAACAGTTAGTCCAGGGTTAGGGAAACAAAGGCATAACTGGCTATCAAACAAAAAGAAAGAAAGCAATTCCAAGGCAGCAAAGTTTTTTAGAGAACTCTACCCACATCTTAAAGAAGAAGACATTGAATTACTCGGAAGACTCAACGATAAAAACGATATTAAGCAATTGGCTCGAGACCATGGATGGGACGAAAAAAGAATCAAAGCCGAGCTATAATTGTCGTTACTGCGGCAAGGGTTTTGCTAAAGAGTCTACCCTCGCTGTGCATCTCTGTGAACAAAAACGTCGCGACCAACAACGCAACGAAACAGGAGTGCAATTGGGATTCAAAGCCTATCTACGTTTTTACGAAACAACACAAGGCAGCGCCAAGCTGAAGACCTATGAAGATTTTTCTGCTAGCCCTTACTATACTGCTTTTATTCGCTATGGACGATATCTTGTTGGCATTAGGGCTGTTAACACTGCTGGCTTTACAGACTGGCTACTCAAAAATAACAAGAAACTAGACTATTGGTGTAAAGACAGTTTATACACCGAGTGGTTACACGAATATCTAAAGCGTGAAGCAACGCAAGACGCATTGGAACGTGCTCTAAAGGAAATGCAAAGTTATGCAGATGAACATCCAGAACTTCGTAACGGCTTTAAGGATTATTTTAGGTATGGCAATCATAATAGGATTATCCATCATATCACTACCGGACGCATT